AGCCCACTTATCAATCGTGAGCGTGACCTTGTATGTCTGCGCGAGAGCGCCCCCCGCCATCACAGACAGCAGCACCAGGAACAGCAGGGAGCGCAGGAGGCGCATGGTTTAAGCAGCCGTGGCAGCAGGTTTCGCCGGGACGCGCTGCGCAGCGTTTGCGCCATAGGGATGCAGCTTCACGAGCCGCGAGCCGATTCGCAAGTCCTGGCCCACGGACAGCTCAAACTCAGCCAGATATTGACCCGGTTGCGTATCACCCAGGGCCTTAGGCATAAGCAGTTCACCCACAAGCGTGGATTCCACGATCTTGCCGTCCACTTCGGACTTGGACGTCACGACGCATTGCGCGAGCTTCATTTCCTCGCGAGCGCCAGTCTTTTTGTTCGTGTAAGGGATGACCTTATAAGCCAGCAGGTTCAGCAGATGCTTTCCGTCCATGAGTTTGTGTCCTTTGGAGTAGATAAAAAAGATGGGCGTCAGCCCTTCGAGAAACGCCGGATTTCGGCGCAGGTATGCCCCAACGTTGCGAGGCAAATCTTGAAATTCATGGTCAGGCGACACGCGCGAGCGTCGAACCGAAACGACCAGGCTTGACCTGGTAGCGATGCAGACCTACCCGAGTAGGGAGAGAGCCGAAGCGACGACCACAGGCGACCGCAAACGCTTCCGCAGCAGTACGACGGACGGAAGATTCGAGCCACACGCCCGCATACAGGACTTCCACCGCCCACAGCATCAAAGTGTCCGATTCCATCAAAACCCCCGCGTGGTATGGTTAACCCAACTCAAGCCGTTACACCGATTGTTGTTGGACGGCACGTTACAACGAATGGGGAAACCTTGCAAGAGGGAAAGATGAATTACGACGAATTTTTCGAGAAGGCCCTAGCTGGCCGAAGCGTCAACCAAGCCGCCAAGGACTGGGGCATACACCAGCAGACGCTAGACAAATGGAAGAAGCACAAAGGACTACCGGACTACGACATTGCCATGCTCATGGCCCTGGACGCAGGCTTGAGCCCGGCAGAGGCAATGAAGGTACTCGCACGAGAAAACGCGATACGTAAACAGCGAGCACCAGTCATCGCCGCCATCCTGGCCGCGATTGCAGGCGTCAATTTTTTCGTGACGCCCTCACCCGCCGATGCGAGTGAGCATCACACCAAACAGGTAGAAAACACTTGGTATTATGTAAAACGCCGTCGCCAGTTCTTACTTCGTGCAATCCAAGCATTTCGACGCCTGGCACCCGAGCCGACAGCACCGTAGCAAGTCCAAGATTTCCCTCTTTTCAAAGCCTGCCAAAAGCAGGCTTTTTTTATGCCTGGCAGCGATGCGGTAATGACGACGCTTGACCGCCCAACCCCAACGATCACCCCGCGCATTACGGATGAACCAATACGCGTTGCGAATCGCTCGACAGTGATAGCGCACCTGGTCGGCAGACAGCGGGTCAAACGGGAATAGCTCTAACTGGCGACACATCGAACCTTAGGCGGCGTAGCCACCCAACACAGCCCAAGCCCTGAATTCGAGAAAAACACCATCCCATCATTGTTGGCCTGCACAGCCAGGCTCAAAACGTGGGTATATGCCTCCGCTTCCGTGGTCCCATACGGAAGTTGATAGTATTTTTTTTCGGGCACGATGATACCCCTAGACGACCAGTACCGCTTTTTGTTCAGTTCCTTGTCGTCCACATCCTTGCCGATGTATTTCGCGATGTAAGCCGCGATCTTGTGACGCGCATTTTTTCCGAAGCGCCGAGGGTCAGTCACATCAATATTCCCCTGGCCACGACCGCCCACGATGCGCCACCAGATCGAGCGCACCACCTGAAACGCCAAACGCCCATGAACCGCTATGTGAATGTGATAAGCACCGCGCTTTTGCTTCTCAATGGTCGCGACGTACTCGAAGCCCTGAGGCATAGTGCGCATCCGACGACGGAAGGCATCGAAGTCGCGTTGCACCCGTTGAATGTCCTGGACGTTTTCACGATAGGAAAGCGTCAGCAAGCGGTCAGCACTGATTGCCTTGCACCGATGCCGCACAGCCTGTTTAGCGCGTTTTACCGAGTCCTTTAGGTTTTCTTCGCGCTTCTCACTTTCGCCGCGCTTGGCGCGGTTTGAGTGCCCTGGCAGGCCCTTGATAGTGACGAACTTGGATGCGCAAATTTCGCGCTGACCATCGGCGAACTCGCGGTCATACACCATCCAGCGCGTGGTGAGGACCGGACCGTCCAGCTTCCGCTGAGTGTCAGCAGCAGTCGGCAGGAATTCTTGATCGGACGCAGGCCCGAATTCAGACGCTATTGCAGCGTCGAAGGAATCAACTACAATCGCTTCCATTGGCAGAACCCTTTTTTCTGTCATCACGGCCCCGAGCGTTTGCAGACGTTGCGGGGCTTTTTCTTTCCACTGTCAAAAGCCGTGTCCCTTGCCGAGTCCCGGCCACTTCAATATCTCTTTCCGTTAAGTGTCCCTGATACAAGTCTAGGGACGGCGCTTCGCGCCGCCCCGACCCCGCGCTGCGCGTGTGGCCGGGTCGCCGCGATCGCACCCGCCCAGCCTGGGTATGCGTAGGCCTTACAGTCGCCCCATGGGTTTGGCGGGCTACGGAGTTTGCTTCGCAAAGCCCTACCGGGCCGGCTCCTACCGCCAAAGTCGCTACGCGACCAAGCCCTACATGGAGCGATGAACCGCCAGCCGTTTGAGAGAGTCCCATTAGTCTGCAAGAAGCCCCTCAGAAGGCCCCACGCTCGATCAACCGACGCACGTGCCGAACACGCTCGTCGGGAGGCAGCTTCGCAACCAGGTCCACCACAGGCAGCCTAGGCTTAGGCTTCACCACCACACGGGGCCTACCCAAACCGAACAACCTTGCAAGCCAATGACCACGCACCACAGGCGCATCAAAGCGCCTTGGATGCAGCACCGTATAGGTCGCCGCATCCGGGTCATTCTTGAAAATCTGGCGCGTATCGTAGGCCGCATGCAGGTCGTCGCCGCGATATGTCCACCTCTCAGCGACGATGGATGATGCGCCATCCCCCACCCTGGCCGCCACGTAATGAGCGCGAGGCAGATAGGCCAGCTTGCGATGAAACATGCCCAGGAAGGAACCGATACCGAAAGGGATTTTCACCTTGTCGAGCCGAACGCAATTGCAGCGATATTCAATCAGCGCCTCGCGTACCTGTTTGTCTATCATCTTCGAGTCTTGCACGATGAAATAGACATGCCAGCCGAGCTTGCGAGCGTGAATCAGCCAATCAATAACAGGCATCCGGTCCTTATCCTGGAAGCTCCGCGTATTGAGCCAAGACCCCAATTCATCCAGCACCAGGAGACCATTCTTGTCCTCATCATAGGAGTCTGGATTGCCATGGCCGATAGCGTGAAGGTCATCGCTTCGCGGTTTGTCTGGAATCCGCTGATAAGACGCCTGCGGCAACTCAGGAACCAAGTGTTCCAAATGCAGGTCCAGGTTCGTTGCAACGCGCAAGCCCTTGCGTAAAGCCTGCTGTATTTGCCAAACGCAGAACTTCGATTTACCCGTCCCGAGCTTGCCCTCGACCGAATAGACAGCCATCAGAGTCGCCCCCAAAGCCAACCCACGCCCAGGCCAACACCGAACCCGGAGATGGCAAACCAAAAGACAGCATCCCGCAAATCGACAACGCCCCCGACCGAGATGCAAACGGCATCCATCATGCGACCACCGAAATTTTCAGCGCCCTCACCTGCCACGAATACAGCCCGCAAGCCGCCCACATCGAGCCATACACAGCGAGACAGGTTCCAGCGACCGGAGGGAAGGCCAGCCCAAGCAATTGCCCGTAAGCCGTCGAAAACATCTGCGCGACCAACGGAGCCACGGCAAGATTGAAAGCAGCCAGGAGCGCCCCGGTAACGGTCGCAAGCGCAGCAATAGCCGTCGACGCCACCGCCAGCTTGCGCGTCAAGAACTTCGCGAGAAAGCCCGCCAGCGCGGACAACATCGAACCGAAAAACAGTGCAAACAATGGCATGACTCACCCCCTCTTTGCGACCCGTTGCAGCCGCTTGAAGTACAGATAAAACCGAAGGCCCGCGACGACCGGAAACACCCACCACACACGCCCCAGGACACCCAGGAACGTTTGCCAATTCACCGCAGCAAGAAAGGCATCAACCATTCGACTGGCGCAGCGTAGAACCCACCATGCCAATACACCCGAAGATGCAGGCACCTATCCAGGCAAGGGACATCAAATCGTGAATGACCGGCTGCCACTGGCACAGATCGACCACCACACCCTCATAGATCGGAATCGCTTGGCAAGCCGAAGGGAGCGAGAACGTGAAAGACCAGCCAGTATTTTTGCCGGTCGCGCTTGTTGCGCTGGCCTGCAAATCCTTCGCCGCCTGCTCAGACGCATCGAGCGCCGCATTAGGCCCCTCAAAGTAGGGCGAAGCGTCGGAGGGTGTGCCGGTTTCGTCAATCTGACACTTCGGACGACCAGGCGAACCGCACTCTTTCGGTCCACCGTCTAACTCCGACTGGCCCGCAGTACCGACACCAGTACCCGAAACCGTAGAAGGAACCGCAGGCGTACCCAAGCCCGCATAGCCTGCCGCTTGTTTTGCAGCCGCGACCGCTTGTTGACCATACGACTGCACGACCGCGTTTTGCGGCATGGTTTGCGCCGCATCCATCGCCTTTTGAGCCGCCGCTATCGCGAGATTAGCCGCATCAATCGCCGCCTGAGTACCCGCCCCCGCAGCCTTGGCTATATCCGCTTGATCATTCGCTTTTTTGGCCGAAGCCTGGGCAACCTCAGGAGCCGGATTAGGCTTCAAACAAACGAGCGTGCCATTGAACGTCCCCAGGCCCGAATCAGCCGTGCAGTCCGTCAGCGGGTCAGTACGCACCCCATGCGGCAACACACAGTGAGAAGGCGAACCAGGTTGCGTTTCGTCCTTATACGCATACGAGCCCGCGCCACACTTCGCAAAGTCCGTATCAACAGCGACGCTATCGTTCTTCGAGAATTTCTGACCCGAACCAGCCGGATTGGTCCCGGTACAGTCCACCGTATAGGACACCGCAGGCATATTCGGAGCCTGCACACCGTTGACCTTGGACGCCGCAGCGCCAGTGACGCGCACCAGCCCAGGCGAACCGGCGACATTTTCATACGTGGGCTGATAGATATAACCATCAGCCTCGACCAGCTTTTTAACGTTCGCATAGCCCTGGCAGGCCGACGTATTCAGATCGAAAACAGGACCAGGACTATAGTCGCCCTGGAGCGTAGCAATGCTAGTCCCGCTAGATGTATTTAGCCCATTGTTATAGTCGTAGATGCAGGCCCCATTCCCATTCAGACGCGGATTCGTCGCACCTGGCGGCACACCACCACCGCCACCCTTACCGACCCAATAGGTGACACCGTTGACGCAAGCCTCCGCAGGCGTGGAACCCATCGTGCCCGCACAATTCGGCGTCGCAAGACACGTCGAAACAGGATAGCCCGCATAGGCAACACCCAACACATAGCCAGTGCCAGCCGCCGCATTAGGCGACACCAGCAGCAGGCAAAGACTACAACCCGCGATAACCGCAGCGCCAATGGAACGAACCGTCAGCACAAAGGAACTGCGGCTGAGTCCACTCAAACACCGGGTCAGGATGGGATTCGCGAGCATGTTTTTGATTTTCTATGAAGGTTTGACAGCCGGAGAAAGCCAAAGCCCCCACCAGCAGAATTAGCAGATGGGGGCATTGGAAGTGCATGGCCGAGCCGTGGAGAATTAAGCAGCGCCGCGGATTTTCTTCACGTACTTAATAGCGATCATGAACACCACGCCAGCAGCCGACAGGCCGACCAGGGCCGCACCGTAAGTGCTGATCTTGCCGGTGACTTCCGTCACAGCGGTCGAGAACGGGTCAGTCGCCTCTTGAGCGAACACGGAGGCCGACACCAGCAGGCCAGTGCCAAGCGCGGACAAACGAGCGAGTTTGCTTTTCATGTTTTGGTTTCCTTACCAAAGGTTTGCCCGAAATCGTCGGAGCCACGTTTTCCCGAACCGGGAATCCTTATGCGACCTCACCTAACCGGCGAACCCACAAGACCATATGACCCACACCGTAGCCAGCCCCAAAACACCCGAGAGCATAGGCAAGCAACAGCAGAGCCGAAGAAGCCGAAATGCAGGAATCAGCAGAGCAAGCAGCGAGCATTTTTCCTTACCTCTGCTGACCAGCAAAGACCCCGACACCGAAGCACAGCGCCAGGAGAGCGATAAACAACCCCTGCCCCATCTGCGCAGGATCGGACCACGACACATCAGCCCCCGAAACCCCCGCCTTACAAAGCCCCGCAATCATGCTTTTCCCGGTCGGACACGCTTGGCAATAGGGATAGTCGGCAGCGCCATTCGAGCAGGTCAACGAACCCGGCGCTGGCGGCGTACAAGTCGGATAATCCAACGCACCATTGGAGCAGGTCGGCGGCGGCGTACAGGTCGGATAATCAGTGCCACCGTTTGCACACTGGACCAACTCCACAGAAACGCTCAGAACCTTGCGATACGAAGGACCATTTCCGGTCGCACCTGGCACACCACCGAGCCGCGCCTCGATGTAGTAATCCTTCTGGATCGGCTGAGACAAAGGCAAAGGCGTATTGCCCGTAGCAGGCACACACCCGACCGCCTTATAACCGGCCGTCGCACCGCCATTAGCGTAGATCTCAATGCGGTCATTGAGCGCGGCAAGACCCACGAGGGAGCCGCACGTTACTGCCGTAGTCTCATACACCAACGGCACTCGCAGCCTCGCATCGAGCGTCGAATCAGCAGGATTAGCCCACTTATCAATCGTGAGCGTGACCTTGTATGTCTGCGCGAGAGCGCCCCCC